ATCTACAACAACACCACCAACGCCTTTGGGCAAATCACCGATCCTGATTTTCCCGGCGCTGTAACCGTTTGTTATCTGGACGGTTACTTTGTGTTCAACGAGCCAAACAGCCAGAAGTTGTGGGTAACTGCGCTACTAGACGGTACGTCTATTGACCCGCTTGAGTTTGCCAGCACCGAAGGATCGCCAGATGGATTGGTTGCTGTAGCGTCAAATTTCCGCGAAGTCTGGGCGTTTGGTACTAACTCAATTGAAGTCTGGTACGACTCAGGTGCAACCGATTACCCTTTGCAACGCATCCAAGGCGCATTTAACGAACTGGGTTGTGCCGCGCCGTATTCTGTTGCCAAGATGGACAACGGGATGTTCTGGCTTGGGCGCGACCGTCGCGGTCAGGGCATGGTTTACCGTGCCAACGGCTACACCGGCCAGCGAATCTCAACCCATGCGATTGAATGGCAGATTCAGCAGTACAGTGATATTTCTGACGCAATCGCCTACACGTATCAGCAAGATGGTCATTCTTTCTATGTGCTAATTTTCCCAACTGGCAACGCTACGTGGGTGTACGACGCGGCTACGGAAGCGTGGCATGAGCGGGCCGGTTGGGTAAACGGTGAGTTTACTCGCCACCGCAGCAACTGCCAGATGTCGTTTAATAATCAAATTGTTGTCGGCGACTATGCCAACGGCAACATTTACGCTTTTGACCTAGATGTGTACGCCGACAACGGCAACATCCAAAAGTGGCTGCGCTCATGGCGGGCGCTGCCAACTGGTCAGAATAACCTAAAGCGCACAGCGCACCATAGCCTACAACTTGATTGCGAGTCTGGCGTTGGCCTCAATTTAGGTCAGGGGTCAGATCCGCAAGTTATGCTGCGCTGGTCAGATGACGCGGGTCATACTTGGTCAAACGAGCACTGGTCACCAGTTGGCAAGATTGGCAACTACCAACACCGCGTGTTCTGGCGGCGTTTGGGTATGACCTTAAAGCTGCGTGATCGGGTCTACGAAATTTCTGGGACTGATCCTGTCAAGACAGTGATCATGGGTGCAGAATTGATTTTGAGTGGCACAAATGCCTAATGTGACGCCGATCACGCCGCCGCGAGTACCGCTAGTTGATCCGCGCACGGGGTTTATTGATCGCGCTTGGTATTTGTTTTTTTTGTCTCTCAACAACGCGGCGTTCCAGGTCTATGACAATCCTGCCGTTGGGCCTAGCCCAGAGACATTAATTGCGTCTTACGATGCCGCGTTGCAAGCGTTAGTGCAAGATGTGGGCACACAGCCAGCAGCGTCAGACTCAAACGCCAATTTGCAAAAACAGATTGATGATTCCGGTGTTGCTGATTTGTCTTCTGAATTGCTCGCGCAGATTGCCGAGCAGCAAAAGCAAATTGACGGGTTGCAATTAGAACCTCGCAGCGAAATTATTGGCGCAACAGGATTTTTTACCACTGTAGACTTAAAAACCGTCACTGTGGTAAACGGTATAATCACTAGCATAGTTTGAGGAAATTATCATGGCCGTCACAGTAAAAGTCCTAGTACCGGCAAAGTTTGCCGAAAACACGCAAACAACCCAGTACACCGCCAGCGGTGTGACTGCTCTTATTGACAAATTCACGGCAACCAACATCAGCGGTTCGGCTGCTACAATTTCCGTCAACTTGGTTACAGTGGCTGGTTCTGCCGGAAACACCAACTTGATCACCAAGACCAAGACTTTGCAAGCGTCTGAGGTCTACACGTTCCCAGAGTTGGTTGGGCAAGTTCTAGGGGTTGGCGACTTTATCAGTACAATTGCAGGTACGGCCAGCGCAATTAATATTCGGGTTTCTGGGCGGGAAGTGACTTGACAACGATTTTGGTTCCTGATCGGTCTACCGCGCTTCGTATTGGTTACGAAGCGACGGATTGGTCACGCCCAATTAAGTTTGATGAGTACGAAAAAGGTATGGCAGATTGGGACGTTCAAGTCATTGAACGCGACGGGGAACCCATAGGGGCGGCATATTTTTGTGACGGTGAAGTTCACACTTCAATCTTACCAAAATGGCGCAGACGTTGGGCTACAAAAGGGCTGTTGCAGAAATTGTTTGGCGGTGAAGTAAAGACCAAAGTTACGCCAGGGCACACTTATATGTATGATATTTTGAAAAGATTAGGTTTCGTCCCTTTAGCTGACGGAACTTTTGTAAAAGGATCTGCAAATGGGTATTGAAACCGCAATTATTGGCAGCGCCCTTGCCGGAATGTATTCGGCTAACAGGGCGTCAAAAACTCAGGCGCAGTCTGCGCAACAGGGTATTGACGCTCAAGCGGCGGCGACTCAGAGAGGTATTGACGCCCAAGAACGGATGTTTGAGCGTCAGAACGAGTTGCAAGAACCGTTTCGTCAGGCAGGTATTGGCGCTCTAAACAAGCTAATACCAATGTCTGACTACACCAAGTTTGGCATGGATCAATTCCAAGCCGATCCTGGCTATGGGTTCCGGTTGTCTGAAGGTATGAAGGCGCTTGACCGTACTGCTGCTGCGCGTGGTGGGTTGTTGTCTGGCTCTACGCTTAAAGGAGCGCAACGCTACGGTCAGGAGATGGGGTCGCAAGAGTACATGAATGCGTTCAATCGTTACCAGACTGAACGCAACGCTCAACTTAATCCGTTGCAATCGTTGGCTGGTTTAGGTCAGACATCTACAAATGCGCTATCTGGCATGGCCGGTCAAATGGGTCAGAACTACGCAACTGGCTACGGCAACATTGGTCAAGCTATGGCAACTGGCTATGGCAACATTGGGCAAGCTAGGGCGTCTGGGTATGTTGGTGGGGCAAACGCTTTATCGTCTGCGCTTGGAACTGGTTTGAACTATATGCAGAACCAGCAGTACATTAACCGGCTTCGGATTCCTGGGTCTACTACACAGACTCCTTATTCTTATCCAACGGAAAGTGTTTCTTCAGTAGATCCGTATGCACAATTTGCTTATGGTAGTTCAACGTAAGGATTGATCATGGCAGACTACTCCCTTGCGCTTAACGTCAAACCGCTTCAGATTGAAGACCCACTGACGTCTTACGGCAGATTTGCTACGATCCAGAACGCTCAGAACCAGAACGCGCTGGCGCAATATCAGCTTGCCGCAGCACAACGCGCAGAAGCGCAACAGAACGCTTTGTACGAACAAGCTCAGATGCCGGGGTTTAAACTTGATTTTAGCAATGCGTTAAGATACGGAGCGCCAGGGATTGCGGCGTATAAAGCCCAACGCGAAGCAGAAACTCAAGGCTTACAAGCGCAAGAGTTGCGCGGAAAAATTGCGGCCCAGCCTGGGGCTAGGTTAAAAACGGAAGCTGAAACAAATAAACTTGAAGCAGAAGTAAGGGAAAGTCAAACCAAAGCTCTTGGCTTAGGTTTGATGCAAGCCTTGAACAATCCAGATGATAACACTTTAAAAAGTGTATTTGATCGTTTGGAATCAACTGGAATACCTACTGCAACTCTTCGAGAACAGTTTGCAGCTATGCCAGATTTGGACGAACGTAAACAAGTCATTGAACAGTACGCGATGTCTAATCCAGAAGGACGCGAGGCATTAAAACGTGTGTCGCCTAACATTCAACAGGTTAATTTGAATAATAGAGTAGCACTAATTGATACAAACACTTTTAGCCCAACTTACGGACAAGAAGTATTAAGTAAAGAAAAAGGGGTAGCTCCTGCTGGACCAAGTCCTCTTGCCGTGATGCAAGCAGAGATAGCCGCGATGCCTGTTGGAGATCCTAGACGTATTGAACTTCAAAAGGCAATAGATAAACAAATACAAAGCCCACTTCATTACGTTAGTTCGGAACAAGGGGTAATGGCAGTCGACCCGACAACTAACAAAGTCACACCTGTTTTAGTTAATGGTAAACCACTACTTGATACTTCTACAACGCAAGGGAAAAAACAACTTGAAATTGCGTTGCAGCGTTTAAATTTATCTGCACAAACTGAAAGAAGACTGCAAGAAGAAGCTGACAGTTCTGGTGGGTTGTCTCCGCAAGCGTTAGATATTGCGGCTCAAATGGTTGTCCAGTCGGGTGTCATGCCACCGCTAGGAAGCGGCAAAAATGCGTCTTTAGCCCGTGTACAAGTTATGAATCGTGTTGCTGAGATGACCGGAACAGACGCGGCGGC